AGCCTCTGCGAAGGCACAAGGCATGAACCTGAAGCCTCCGCAGCCAGAGGGCGGCAAACGCCGAGACTCTTTTTGCGCCCGTATGGAAGGGATGAAAGCCAAGTTGACCGGCGAGAAGACGAAAAAAGACCCGAATTCTCGCATCAATAAATCGTTAAGAGCATGGAATTGTTGATATGGCTGACATCGCACTTACTGAACGTGAGCAAGCCATAGCCAAAGAAGCGGCAAAGATTGCCATTGAAGAATTGGCTGGCGAGTTCTACAAACAAGTTGGTAAAACCGTTATCAACAAGCTATTGATCTGGATTGGCGCAATAGCTGTTGGTTTTGCTTTTGGTAAAGGTTGGATCGTAAAATTCTGATATGCCAAGCACAAGCAAAAAACAACATAATTTTATGGAAGCAATAGCCCATAATAAGGCTTTTGCAAAAAAGGTTCACGTCCCTCAATCTGTTGGGCGTGATTTCGCAGAAGCCGATAAAGGCAAACATTTCAAAAGAGGTGGTGATATGGCAACTAGTCCTAAAGCAGCAGCGGCAATGGCCGCATTAATGGGTGCGGCAGCAGCTCGTCGTCGCACCGCCCCAGCTCGTCCAGCAATGGCAGCTACTATGGCTCCTCCAGCCGCACCTATGGGAGGCGCTCCCGGTATGGCTCATGGTGGCTTAACCAAGTCTCACCACAAGCATTTGGCTCATCACCATTTGGCTATGGCTGAGCACCACATGCATATGCACCAAGGCGGTCACGCAACTGCTGACCATGTGCCTAAGTCTAAAGACATGGGCGAGATGGGCTTAAAGCATGGCGGCAAGGCTCACGCCAAACACCACTACGCTAAAGGCGGCAAGATTGACGGCACAGTAATTGAGAAAGCTGCTGGCGGCAAGAAAGAAATGAAGGAAGAAGTGCGCACCATGCACAAGGGTCTGACTTCTATTGAGCACGGCGAGAAGAAACGCGCTCATGGCGAGCACGCTATCCAGCAAAAAGGTCACACTCGCGCCTTGCAAGAAAAAATGCACGGCAGCACCACTGGTCTGAAGCATGGCGGCAAAGCCAAGATGCATCATAAGAAATAAGGTGAAAATCATGTCTCATAAACACGCTCCTATTCATCCTCACGGTCACGCTCCTCATCACCATGAGCACAAGCACATGGTTCATCATTTGAAAGAGCATGAGGCTGGTGGTCACGTTCATCACCATGAACACTACGGCAAACACGCCGCAGGTCACCACAAGCATCACGAAGCTGTTGAGCACTTGCACAAGCACCAAAAGCATCTGTGCCACGGCGGTAAGTATTAATCAGGAGTAGTCATGGCTGAGAAATGGATCCAACACGCAATCTCTCGGGCGGGTGCATTGCACAAGCAACTGGGTGTGCCTCAAGGTGAAAAGATTCCAGCCAAGAAATTGGCTAAGGCTGCCAAGGCTCCAGGTAAACTGGGGCAACGGGCACGCCTAGCCGAGACACTCAAGGGTATGCACAAATGACCAAAACCATGCACGGTCGTTTCTGGCAAAAAATTGCCGTTAAAGGCGATGATGATTGCTGGGAATGGGGTGCAGCCAAAAATAGAGCTGGATATGGCTGGTTTAATGTTGATGGAAAATCAACTACGGCACATAGGGTTTCTGCTTGGCTTGGTGGTTTAATTCCAAGTCTTTCAAGTGAACTTCATGTTTTGCATAAATGCGACAACCCATCTTGTTGCAATCCAAAACATTTTTTTACTGGAACAAATTCAGACAATGTGGCTGATAGGGTTTCAAAAGGACGATCTGGTTTTAAGCGATTTCATGGGCAATCAAATGGTGCATCAAAATTAATGGACAATCAGGTCAAAGAAATTCGTGGCTTGTATTTTTCTGCGCAATTTAGTCAATCTCAATTGGCAAAAAAATATGGCGTACACCAGCCACACATAAGTAGAATTGTTAACGCGAAAAGATGCGGAGGTGTGCTTTGATGTCAAGTCGCGGAATGGGCGCTATTAGCGCCAGCAAAATGCCTAAAGGTAGGATGAAAAAACGCCGCGATGACACTGACTTTGAGCAGTTTTCCGCAGGCGGCAAAGCCGGTTTGTACGCAAACATTCATGCTAAGCAAGAGCGTATTGCACACGGCTCCAAAGAGAAGATGAGAAAAGTCGGCTCTAAGGGCGCTCCTACTAAACAGGACTTTATTAACTCGGCTAAAACCGCAAGGAAAAAGAAATGATCCAGATTAGCAAAGAAGACGCACAGTTTATTTATGATGAACTGAATCATCGTGCTCAGCATCAGATTAATGCTTATGGGATGCCAGACCCTGCCTTGATCGTTGTCATCGCTGATTTGGCGGGGCAGTTGGACTTGCCTATCGTAGAAGACGATGAGCCTGTTGCAGAAGTTGCCGCTACACCTGAGACTCCAGCAGCCGAGGCTTAATCATGTCTATCAACTCCGGTACGACTACTGGAACGACCAACTTTGACCTTGACTTTGCTGAAATAGCAGAGGAGGCATGGGAGAGAGCTGGTCGTGAAATGCGTAGCGGATATGACTTGCGTACAGCACGCAGGTCAATGAATTTGATGACCATCGAGTGGCAAAACCGTGGTATCAACATGTGGACAATTGATCAGGGTGTGATTACCTTGACGCCAGGATTGAACACATACCCTTTGCCAACCGATACGATTGACCTGTTAGATCACGTCATTCGCACAAACGCAAATAGCACTTCCAATCAGTCTGACTTGACGATTACTCGTATTAGTGTTTCTACCTATGCGACGATTCCAAACAAGCTGACTCAGGCTCGCCCTATTCAGGTTTGGGTGCAACGGATGTCTGGCGAGACATCTACGACAACAATTCAGGCGGCTGCTGCGGTAGCCCCTACGGATACGGTTATCACGCTTTCAAGCACAGTTGGATTGGCTGCTAACGGCTATATCCAGCTTGGCTCTACAAGCGGTGAGATCATTTATTACTCGTACATCTCTGGTAATACCTTACAGAACTGCTTTAGGGGGCAGGCAAACACAACCGCATCGGCATACTCGCTTGGCGCTGCGGTCTATGTTCCTAAACTACCGGCAATCACTGTATGGCCCACACCAGATTCATCCACTACATATACGTTTGCGTATTGGCGCTTGCGTCGTGTGCAGGATGCAGGGCAAGGCCCGAATGTACAAGACATGAACTTCCGTTTCTTGCCAGCAGTGGCTGCAGGTTTGGCGTACCAAATTTCCATGAAAGTGCCGGAGCTAATGCCTCGGGTTCAGATGCTCAAGGCGGCTTACGACGAACAGTTTGATTTGGCTGCTGGTGAGGACAGGGAAAAGGCAGCTATTAGATTTGTTCCGCGCCAGCAATTCTTGGGTAGTGGCGGGGTCTAAATGGGAAATAGATTTGCGTCTGGTAAATACAGCATAAGTGAGTGCGATAGATGCGGTCAGCGGTATAAGCTCAAGCAGCTGAAGATGGAGGTCATTAAGACCAAGCTCTATCAGCTGAAAGTTTGCCCAGAATGCTGGGACCCAGATCAGCCGCAGTTGCAATTGGGCATGTATCCGGTTGATGATCCTCAAGCGGTGCGTCAGCCAAGACCTGACATTACTTATGTAACTTCTGGATTGAATGCGCTTGGTTTGCCTTCTGGTGGCTCAAGGGATATTCAGTGGGGATGGAACCCGATTGGCGGAGCTTCACAGTTTGATTCCGTGTTAACGCCAAACAATTTAATCTCCACAACTTCTGTGGGTCAAGTTACAATTTCCACATCCTAAAGGAGCTAATGATGGCTAAACACGATGACATCAAAGAAGACAAAAAGCTGATTAAAAAGGCTTTTGGTATGCACGACAAGCAGCTGCATGAGCACAAGAAAACCGATCTGAGCAAGCTCAAAAAAGGCGGCAAGATCAAGCACTACGCCAAGGGCGGTATTGCTGGTGTTAACCAAGATAGCATGAAGTCTGTTGGCCGCAATTTGGCTCGGGCTGGCTATCAGCGTGGAGGCTAATATGGCTACAGCTAAAATTGTCAAGCCGACTAAAAAGAATAGTCCGGCTATCGTTAAACCCCGTGTTGTTCATAACGAACCCGCAGCCAAGTATGCAAAGCCTCATCGCATGGATGGGGCTCCTTTGCACATGCGTGATACGCTGGGTATTGATCCAGACAAAGATTCAAACACCGGCAATGAAGTAGTGCCTGAAGGCAAGACTCGCATTCGCGGCACGGGCGCAGCTGAGCGTGGTGTTTATGCTCGGGGTCCGATGGCATGAATTACAGCCAGCTAGTCACTGAAGTTAACTCGTATCTGGAATACACGTTCCAGACGGTTAACATCAATACGTTTATCACGCAAGCTGAGCAGAGGGTATTTAACTCTGTTCAGTTTCCGTCATTGCGTAAGAACGTGACTGGCGTATTGACTGCTGGTAATTCCTACTTGGCTTGCCCCAATGATTTTCTTGCTCCTTATTCATTGGCGGTTTACTCAAGTGTAAGTACCACAGCCACAGGAACTGTAAGCACAAACACAATCACTGTTGCTTCTAACACGGGCATCTTTGCTGGTCAGTCTGTCTCCGGTACGAATATCGGCAACCAGTGCAAGGTTTTGAGTGTTTCTGGAACAACGATAACTTTGTCTCAGTACAACATTGGGGCGGTATCTGGTCTGGTAGTTTTCCAGACGGATTACTTGTATCTTTTGAATAAAGACGTGAACTTTATTCGTGAGTGCTATCCAACTTCAAGTTATCAAAATTTGCCAAGGCACTATGCTTTGTTTGGTCCGCAGAGCTCGGCTCCTTTGTATCTGGCGTTCATGGTCGGTCCTACGCCGGATCAGAACTACAACGCAGAGCTGCACTATTTCTTTTATCCAGACTCCATTATTCAAGCGCCTATCACGGCTCTTGGAGCGATTACCAATGGCGGCTCTGGGTATGTGAGCGGCACTTACTACAACGTTCCCTTGTCTGGCGGAACGGGTACAAGTGCCTATGCAAACATCGTAGTAACGGCTGGTGTCGTTACTTCAGCAACAATTACTTCAGGCGGAACTGGCTATGTGGCTGGTGATTCCTTGACGGTTGCCAATACATATCTGGGTAATTCTGGTGTTGGTTTTACAGTGCCAGTGTCAACGATTACAAACGCAGTCGGTCAGTCTTGGCTGG